TCCTTCAATGAGCGAAACATGTACCGGGCCGACCCGGTATTTGGCCTCGACCCATTTGCGGCTACCCGCTATCACATCCAGGGCAACAAGATTAAATTCATCCCTGACAACCCGGTGGGCAACGCAACGCTTCATTACGTGCCAGTCGCGACCCAGCTCAAGGAAACAGGGCCTGACCAAATCAGCTCAATTATTCCAGGCTACGAAGAATATATTGTTGTGACTGCGGCCATCCAATGCCTCATGAAAGAGGAAAGCGACGTGCGGACTCATATGGTTCGCAAGGCTGAAATTAAAGAACGCATTGAGTCAGCGGCAGGTAAGCGCAACGCTGGCGATTCTTACGCAATAACAGATATCGATTTAGGTGCTCACGTTTTTGACCGCAGATTCTTTTGAGGTGAACAGTGAGTTTTATTGCGCCTGATATCAACCTGCCAACCGGAGACTCCCGGCAGGACCTGTCTCGCAGAAACGTAAGCGATGCTTTAGACAGCATTCGCGATATTGCCATTATCAACGGCGTTTTGCTTGAAGACGTGGCCCTGCGCGGTACAACCACCGTTCGGGTGTATCACAATCTCGGCAGGGCTTATCGTGGGTACATCGTTGTTTCAAACAACAAGGGCACAACCGTAGCGGTTGATGAAGCAACCAACCAGGACTCAAGCACTTACATCGCCCTTCAAAGCCTTGATAACTCAGCGTCTGGCGGCTCGGACTCAACCGTTAGCTTGTGGGTGTTTTGATGCCACTACAAAAACAAATCATCACCTTTCCGTTTGCGAAAGGCCTTAACGAAAAAGCTTCGGACAAGGTTACTCCTGCAGGGGATTTAACCGAGGCTAAGAACGTAGTTTTTGAAAAGGCAGGACAGCTCAGGAAACGTGGCGGCTTTGATAAACAGAACAACAGAGGCATAGCTTTTTCTGAAGCGTCTTTAGGCACTACTTTTACAAGCGCCAATTACGTGACGGAATATGGTGACGAGATTTTGGCGGCAAGCCAGCAAAGGCTGTTTGCAAGAACCGAAGAAGGGTTAGATGGTTTATATGTAGACAAGGGGGCACTGGTCTCTTGTGAGGTAACAAACCCGTTCCTGTTGCGAAATGAAAACTACAAGTTTGGCCCAGCGCACGTAGCCTTTGGTATGGCAAGCAGTTCGATTGCTGCGTTTATGCTCGTGACCTACGTAAGGGTTAACCTAAGCGCTAATGACAACTATCAGGTCATTGGTGAAGTGCGTGATGCGAAAACACGCAACTTGCTCTACGAGGAGCTTATAGACACCATATCGATAGACCAGGTAGGCGACGATACGCTGTACCGAGTCCCCACGCCTAAGGCTGTGGTTCTTGGAGATTTTGGTTACATCCTCTACCAGTCACCGCAAACCTCTACGGCAACCCTGGTAAAGTTTGCAGGCATCGATCTGACCGCGCCAACAGATGATGAATCAGAGGACATGAAGACCGATGGGTTTATCAAAGGCACGCTGCCATCCTTTACCCTGTCTTATCATCGGCCAATGTTTGACGTTGACGTATGCACGGCGGCTGGCAATGCAACTGTGGCCGGTGAATCCTGTCATGGGTCGGCTGCGATTATTGTTGGAGGCCTTACCGGCTCTAACCTGAATCCCAGCTTTACTGATTCAACTTGCGACACCACAAACACTGACGCAACAATTAGCATGGATAGCACTGCTCTCATTCGGGTGGGTGACGCTGTAAGCGGTACTGGCATTCCTGCAGGTGCAAAGGTCTTGTCCATTACAGATGCGACAAACTTTGAGTTATCCGCTAACGCAATAGCGACAAACTCTAACCAGACTTTAACGTTTACCCGTGGTGTTAACGAAAGCACCGCTAACGGGACTTTAAAGTTTGAATATTTTAAATCGAGCCAAGAAAACCTTGTTCAATTTGGGACTCCAAAAGTAACAACCGCGTTTGCCGTGGGTAATGATGGTGCAGGCTCAAGCGGTAATGCAGAATCAATGCCCGGACTGGCAACAAACAACGCCACGACGTCAGGCTTTGCAATTCGGGCCATTGAGTTCAACGACCCATCATCGGGTTTAACTGCAGCAAATGGTCAAATTTTTTACGCGGTTTCCAATTTTAAATCGTCGGGCACAATTAAAACACAAAAGTTTGCCTTAATTGCACATGGGCTTGCCAGTGAAACAACGCTGCTTAACACCGCGTCAACTGGCCATTTGTTGCGGGCTACAGCTATACCTGAAAGCTCGAGCATTGTGAGGGTGCTTGCAGAGTTGTCTGACGGCACCGGAGGAGTCAAGGGCGCTGTTCCTCCTGAGCCAGACAATCATCGAGTTATTTCTTTTGAGATGAGTCGCAGCGTAAGCGGGTCTTCGTTCTCGACGGAAAAAGTCTTGGGTTACAACACAAGCATTGCTTCTGACTTGTTTAACAACGGGACAAACACCTACGCGGTGTTATCTTTTCTTGTTGGTCACCGGGGAAGCCTCAGCGGCAACAACTTGCTTATGATTGCACCGCCTTTGACGAATGCGAACCGGCCTTATGAAATTGTTGGTGCTGTCGGGATGGGGGAGAACTCTGTAACGTTTACCTCCGATCACCAGTCGAGTGCGGAAAACAGGCTCCGCTTATTTGCTCAAGTTGGCCGAGTACATCAGCCATTCACAGGCACGCGTGAGTACGTTTTTGGGACTAACCGATTTTCAAACATTGTAGAATACGTAAGCACGAATAACCCCGGGGTGTCTGGAACGTTTGAAGACGAGGTGCATGCGCCTGCTGTTATTGACATTAATTTTGACCCGGAGAGAAACCACAAAAGTCTAACTACTCCGAACGGCATGCTTTTGACTGGCGGCATGCTTTATCACTACGACGGGTTTAGGATACACGAAAACGGGTTTTTTGGGATTCCTGCATTTAAAACCTCTGTCGCTTCGGCTGGTGGTTCTTTGGCTGAGGGTAGTTATCTTTATCGCGTTGTTTATGAGTGGTACGACGATATGGGCAACGTTCACCGCTCCGGGGCATCCCCGTCTCAAACGGTTGTTGCGGGCGGTTCAAACACCAGTGTGGCGACTATCAATGTCTTTGTCCTGCAGCACACGCGAAAACGCGAGGGCGCTTTTGACGACTCTAAGACGGGTGTGCGCGCCTGTATTTACCGCACAGTTGTTGGGGGCTCGGTTTACCACAAGGTTGGCTCAATCAACATGAGCAACCAAGAAAGCTCCCTGGTTGCCGAGTTTAAAGATTATGGCGGTATTTCAGATACTGAACTTCAGGATAATGAATTACTCTATTCACAGGGTGGGTTGCCCGGTAACGGGTTTGTGGGCTCCTGTAAGGATTTGTGTCTCCACAAGGAGCGGGCTTTTGTAACGACTAGCGCAAACGCTGTGCGTTTTAGCAAGTTTATGGCTAACCGTGACGCTGTAAATTTCCCTGACGTTTTTTCACTAAGAGTGAGCAGTGAGAAAATAGCCATTAATTGCATCGAGGCTTCTCGAGAAGTTCTGCTTTTGTTTACCAATTCCGACGGCTTTTACGTGGCGGGAGATGGGCCCGACAATGCCGGTGTAGGCTCATACGCTCAACCTAGAATGTTTGCCCCAGGCCTAGGGGCAATCGCTGGTGCGGACCACAGCTTCTTTTCTGGGGGCACCCTCATTCAAACAAAGCGCGGCATTATCAACGTGCAGCCAAACCTGCAGCTTGATTACATCGGTGCAAACATTGAAGACTCAATTTTCGGCATAACAACGAACCGCAAGGTCCTTTCTGTCGTTGTCTCGGAAGATACAAACGAGATTCGATTTCTCTTGGAAAACACAGCTTCGGGCTCGACATCCAAGATTCTTGTGTACAACACGTTGTTTAGACAGTTTACGGTTCACGAAATAAGCTACTCAAGCACTAACTCAGGCATTAACCTGTTTACGCAAGGTGCAGGAAACTCTTTGTTCCTGGCCACAGCGGATGGCAACATCCATCTTTCTAGCCCAAACAAGTTTACCGACAACAACACCGGGTCTGAGGTCAATATTGACATGGTGGTACAGACTGGGTTTTTAAACGTTGCCGGGCTGCAAGCGAAGCAGCGAGTCTATCGTGTCATGCTGCTTGGCAAGCACATTGAGAGCCACACCCTGACGCTTGACGTGTTTACGGATTACGACGATTCAACTTCTGCGACTCACACGGCGGCCTTAACAGGCGACACGAACCCGTATCACTACCGGGCTCACCTGGCTAAACAGAAGTGCCAGGCTGTAAAGCTTAAGATTACCATCAGCAACGCAAACACAGAGGCTGTCCGGCTTGATGGTGTTGCCTTTGAAGTTGGTAAGCGAGCTGGTACATTCAAGCTGCCTGCAGCACAGACCCTAGGAGCTTCGTAATGGCCCTTCCTCCGTTAAATTTATCAGGGTTTGCCACCCCGACAGGGTCAGCGGTGAGCCGCAAAGAAGTGAGTAGCGGCATTCGCAGACTGCTCGCAGAGTCCCAAAGGGCCGCCCAGACTCGTGACCTCCTGGTGGAGGAGATAGCTTCAGGGGCTTTGCCCGCAGGCGCAGCACAGCAGGTGGCTCGTAACGCCCAAGCGCTTGGCCGGACAGGTCGCGCATTTGCGCAAGACGCGGTAACCAGGGCTAACTATGAGGCTGCCACTGCGGGGCGAGGTAAAAAAATTGCAGGTGCTCTCCTTAACGCAGGCGGCACTGTTTTAGCTCAAGCCCTATCTATGCGCGGCGAGGATGGCGAGGCCACGACTGCGGGGATGGATAAAGCCTTTGATGAAGAAATTTCTCCAGGCGACCTTACCGTGCCTGGCGGTCCCGCTGCTCGACTGCAGGCGGAGGCGGCACAGCAGGCGGAACGAAGCCAATTTGGCGTACCTGCGTTGACGGTTGACCCATCGGTTCTTGCGGCACCGGGCAGGGTGGGCTCCGTTCAGTCTATAGACCCAAGGGCTCCTGCTGGAGCGACTTCACCATCCCTGACCGGTGAATACTACGTCTCCCCTCAGGCTCTAGAGGACGCCCGCTTAAGACAGGGGTTTGTCAATCAAGAGGGCCTGACTGAGCCCAGGTCGTTGTTCCCAATGTATTCGGAAAACCTTCAAGGAAGACTCCCTTCATACACGGCCCCAAGGGCTATACCTGCGCGAGAGGGAGTTCCTGTTGACCCAATGCTAAACTCGATGAGCCCTGATTTACGAGATGAGGCGCTTGCTATCCAGCCACGCCCCGCAGAGTCGGGATTTGGCGCTGCAGGTTTAGCCCCTGCTGCGCCCGCAAGCGAGCCGGACGGAATTAGTTTGCTGGATGCGGCAATGAAAGAACAAGATGAAAAGAAGCGCAAAAAATTAATGGACGCGGCTTTTAAAGCCTTTCAAGCAACGGCGGGTGAGCAATGACACCGGAAGAACAAATACGGCGCGTAATGGACCCCCTTGGCATGACAAGGCAGCAGCGCGAAGCGGCGCGGGACCAGGGCTCAATTACTCTTGGCGGTCGAAAGTTTAGGCGTGGTGAGATTGGCGAGATTTCTGATTTTGAGCGCGAGTATCTTGAAGGGCTTGAGCAGCAAGCTCTTGGTAACGTTAACACGCTTGCACAGCAGCAACTACGCAGAAACATTGGGCAGCTTGCAGGAGCTCAATCCGGAATTGCCCGGACCCTTGGCGCCCGAAATCAGGCAGCCGCGCTGCGTGGAGGCATGCAACGAGCAGAGCAGGTTAGGGCTCAAGGCCAGGAAGAACTGGCGATGCTGCAGGAGCAGGAGAAACAGTCTGCTTCCGACGTTATGCGAGACCAAATCCTGCAGCGGATATCCAACCAAAGAAACATTACCGCGCAGCAAAAAGCTCAAGAAGAAAGCAACCGCATGGGGCTTATAGGCTCAGGCATTTCTGCTTTAGCGACAATTGGCGCTTCGATTATGACAAGCGGAGCTTCAGGCCTAGCTGCAATGTTTTCCGATGAGCGCTTAAAGGATAACAAGTCGGGCGAAAAAGGCGAAAGTGAGATGCGGGAGCTTCTGGCTGCTTTGTCGCCTACCAACTACGATATGGGTGGGAAAAACGAGACCGGCATCCTGCTGAACGAAAAGGTGGAGAACACCAAAGCAGGCAAAGAGATGATCAGGAAGGGCCCGTCTGGACTGCGCGCTATCGACCAGCCGCAAGCCACAAAGAAGATGCTTGCAGCCATGGCTATGCTTCACAAGGACAATGAAGACCTGCGGGGCCGACTGGCCAAGCTTGAGAAAAAAGGGAAGAAGTAATGGCGCGTGATCCGTTAACCATAGGGGCGTCGGCAGCGCTTCAAGAATCGATGCCAGAAGTAGCCGACAGCCCGCAGGCTCGGGCCGAACTGCAGCGACAAGCCGCGTTTGCAAGGGAGGATGCTCAAAGAATAAAAGAAGAGCAGCGCCTTAAAGAAATAGAAACCGCCCGTCAAAACGAATTAGCAAAAATTGCCGAGCAACTTTATCGCGAAGGTGTCCCTACGGAACAAGTAGCTACACTTGCAAACTTGAACCCTGAGCAGCTAGCAAACATTAGCAGCTACCTGGGCGTTCCTATGGCTCGCGATATTCCAGAAACAGCTTTTTTCCCTCCGCCCGAACAACCAGAGGAGTTGTTTGACAATACAGAGGCACTGGAAGAAAGAGAGCGCGAGTTAGAGAATCAGCTTGGCGGGATGTACTCTCGGTATCGAGGTCAGCTACAAGGCATCCGTAATCGAATGCGGACAACCGCAGAAAGCGAAAGAACCGCTTTAGGTCTACAAAACGCCCTATCGGCTAATCAAATTGCCGAAGAAAATGAAGCACGTTCTGAGTTCCGAGATGACTTCCGCGACCTGGTGAAGCAGCAGGAAATTGCGCGCAAGGTTCGCCGAGAAGCAAAGGAGCGGTCACGCAGGGACATTGACAACGCTGTTAGTGAAGTCATGGAGATGCGAATTAACCCAAATCGTATCTTCAATAACACGTCATCTAGAGTTGTTGCCGCTGTTGCTGCAGGCCTGGGAGAGTTTGGGCGAACGCTTGCAGGGGGTGGTACTAACACCGCGCTGCAAATTATTAACTCTGCAATCAACAGAGACATTGACGCGCAAAAAGAAGCCATTAGAACGGCACAGGCCGGTATTGGCCTTAAAGAAAACGCGTATCAAAGACTTGTGGACTTGCATGGTGATGACGAGAAGGCTGAGCTTCTGGTGCGTCAACAAGCGCTAAGCTTTGCAAAAATGAAGGTTGGCGAGATTGTTGACCGATACAAGGTGCCGCTAGAGCAAACAAAACTGGCGGGCCTGGTTGCGGGTATCGACAAAGCGCTACTGCAAAATGAGATTACACTGGCCGATAAAGAGTTTGCGGCTCGAGTACAAGAGTTTCAGCTCACTGCTAAGCGCGGCTCACCCGTTAAATTTAGCGCTAAGGAAAACGAATTTTTTAACCAGTTTATGGAGTTTCGCTCCAGCCTTGGTGAGCTTGAGGATATGTACTACGGGCGAGGTGCGTACAAGAAAGACGGCCCGCTATTTGGCACGTTTCAGACGCCTCTGCGCCAGGGCCAGGAGTACTTGTTTGGTGAAGAGGGCAAGCTGGCAAAAGGCGCGGGCGCAGGGGTTCTTGACCTCAGGGCAGCTCGTTTTTACGACTTAGCGGCCAAGCTGTCTAAGTCGTTTTCGAGCATCAAAGAGGGTGGAAAGATTTCCGATATGGACCTCATCTTTTACCTCAAGCGTGTTCCGCTTCCGTCCGATGGTGACGACATGATTGCGCAGAAGTTCCGAACATTGCGCCAGTTCTCTGAGGCGGCACTGAAGCTGCAGCAGGGCCGACTGTCTCCGGAAAAATTTGCAATTATTAACAAGCAAATCCAGATGACCGCTGACCGTAACGGGATCTCTCAAGTCACCAACGAGAATGACCTACGTAAGCTAGAAGAGCTTGTTTACGGGAAAGGACGCCCAAGTGGCCCGTCTCTATAATTTTGAGGCTCGGGAGTACGTTAACGTTCCCGATGAGCAGGTAAGCGCGCTTGTCCAGGCGGGCACGCACGGGTTTCCTCAAAATCAAGAGGTAAACATCCTGCTGCCGAACGGGCAGGGGTACACAATTCCATCCGATGACGCGGCCTATGCTTTTAAGCTGGGCGCCCAGTACGAGTCACCGGAAGCTACCGATAAGAGAGTTTTTAAAGAAGAGTATGGCTCTGGGTTCGGTAATGCGCTCTTGGCCTTTGGTGCTGGTTTAGGCCGTGGCGTTACCTTGGGGATGTCCGACGCCGTTCTGTCAGCAGCTGTCGATCCTCGCATTATGCAGACGTACCGAGAGGAGTTTGGGGGCCTAAGCACGACTGGGCAGATTGTCGGAGGCTTAGGGCCCGCGCTTTTGACCGGTGGCGCTGGCGCTGTAGGGACCGCTGCTCGCCTCACTCCGAGCGGCATTCTTGCGCTTAACGCTACCCGGGCGGGTCAGGTTGCTAGCGAAAGAGCGCTCCGCAAACTCGCTGTAGACGGCCTGGCCCGTAAAGCAACTCAAGCTACGAGCATGGTTTTAGTTGCCGGTGGTGCAGAAAGCCTTGGAGCGCAAGCAGGGACAGAGCTCACGGACATGGTTCTTTTGGATAAACCCAAAAGTGCCAATGAAATCATAGCAAACCTTGGATTTAGCGCGCTTCTTGGCGGAGCTTTGGGCGGAGTTTTGGGCGGAGGAGCTGTGCTTGGAGTTGCTGGCGCCAAGCGCACGGCGGAGGCGTCGAAGCGTCTTTTTGAAAACGCTCTAGATATGCCCATGGTGCAGGGCGGTGTCGATGTTATTGCCAAGGCTCTTACGTCAATCACCGGCGAACCGCTTGAGCGCACGCGGCTTATGCTTGACCCGTCACGAAAGGCGGTAGCGGGCAAAAAGCAGGTCTTCAACGACGAGGCTGTAAACAAAGCACTGCTCGACGAGGTGAAACTAGAGCGCCACGCACTACGGGCCCAAAAGCTTCGAAACAAGATTGCGGACCAGGCTCGCAGGTTTGACTTAGAGGTTGATGCTGAAACTGCTCGCATGAGCATGGACATCGACGCGGAAGCCGCTGTTCAGCGTCGCCAGTCAATCACCAACCAGCTCTCCGACGAAGAGATTGAAATTGCAATCAGCGACCTGGAGATACATGGCAAGCTAGATGACCTGGTTAAAGATAAGGCGAAGGTTCAGGAGCTAGGTTTTGAGGCGAAAAGAAATTTTCTGCGCGACAACCTAGACCTGCTGGAAGCCCATACTGCTCAAAAGGTCGAGGAAATTGAGGAGCTTGCCAAATTAAATCAACGGGCAGCCGAGATTCGTGAAAACACTTATGGGATATCGCAGCGTGGCAGAGACAACGTAAATGATTTTCGCTACCTATTAAACGAGAACAAGAGACGGTCTCGAGAAGTTACGGCGCAAATTAAAGACGAGCGCCGAGATATGATTAATTCATACACGGACGAAGAGATCACCCTGGGCCTTGAGCAGCTCCGCGACCAGGGCATGCTGGTTGATAGGCTGTTTAACCTCAAGTCTATGACCGCAAAGCAGAAGCGTGCTTTCGCTATCGAGAAAGCGGACTATATGTTTCTGCAGGCGCAAGATGACGCCGAGCGGGCGCTGTTGTTTGACCGGCTGCAGGATGATTTAATTGAAGATAGGTTGGTAAAAGAAAACCTTGCTGACCGGATTGAAACAACCCGAAAGGCTGTTCGCGAAGCCAAGGTTGCCGAAAAGAGCGAAGCGCAGCGACTCATTGAAGACGCGAATTCGGAGTTTGACAGGCTTGCAGACGAGGCAGCTGTTGCCGTCGATAAGCTTTATGATGATGCCGAAGCCATTACCCAAAAAATGCAGAGGGTCGGAGCCGAGGATGGTGAGGGCCGAGCAAAAGAGGGTTTCTATAAGAGGGTTAAAGCACTTATTCCGAAGCCAACACCTGAGCAATCGGGGGAAGTGCAAGGCTTGTTGGACAGAGTGCTCACTGATGCTGATGACTACCTCCAGGATTTAGAAAAGGCTTTATTTGAGCCTGAAGAGTTTATAGGCGACGTGCGGAGGGCAGCTCAGATACGTCTCGACCAAACAGCGGACACGCGTCTCTCCCGCCTCACTGAAACGTATGAGGAATTTAGAGCCGAAATAATCAGCTTGCGCAACCTGGCAGAACAGCAGGACGACGCCCAGATTTTAATGGGCGAAAGCTTTGAGGCCCTGGACCGCCTCAAAAGAAGAATTCAAGAAACACAGCGTTTCTCGGAGTCCATGAGCCCCGCCGCAAGACGTCAGGCCAGCAAGGAGGGCGAGCTTATTCAGGCGATTGAAACCGCTATGGGTAACAGGGAGCTTTTTGGGGACGCTGCAATTACGGCCTACAATAAGGTCAATGCTGCCATTTCAGGGTACTTAAGCGCACGAAGAACATTTGAGCGCTCTCTTATGAAGCAGGGGTCTTTCGAGACCACCAGGAAGGCTCGCGGTCTATCAGACAAGGACTTAGAGGAGCTTCCGGACCTGGAAGCAATGCCTACCTTCAGCGTAAGAAAACAGGCAAAGACTGGGGCCCTCGGCAACATACTGCGCCAGATAGATAAAAACGGCGCCGCTACAACAGAAGCACGGCGGGAGCTTACTAACTTCATCGAGGCCGCCGATCGCCTTAACAGAACTTTTAAGTCAGAGCTGAAGGATGCCGGGGCTGAGAATATTTTCGGCCCAAGGCACCAGGCGCTTTCGGAAAGCATCACCAACGCTCGTGGGTTATTTGAGCGCGCCCGAAAGTCAAAGAATACAATTAACGCGTATCAAATGGTTACGGGGCGCCGTATTCCGTTTGACGAGTTGACCGACGAGGCGCGGCTTGCAGCCACCAAGGTAGAGGTGCAAGCCAAGGCTGTAGACAACCTTCAAGCGACGCTTGAGGACCTTGTTAGGCAAAGGCGCGGACTCGGCGCTGAATCATTTGCGCTATCTAAAGACCTTGCGTCCGACGCAAGACGCGCTGCTGCGGAGGCCCGCAAGCATCTTAGCAAACAACAGTCTCGGCAAATCTTGGCCTTAGCGGACAAACTCGACGCCCAGTCTGAAATACAGAAAAGAATATCTGCTCTTAAGGCAGAGGCAGCAGAAAAGAAACTAAACCTCAAGAACGCCCGGACCCAGCGAGAAAAACAATTTAATCGGCGGTTAGGTAAAGAGCGGCAGTTGCTCAGGCAAACTGAAGATGCACTGGCCAAGATGGAGTTGGACGTCCGCAAAGGTGTCCAGAGAGCCCTAGATGAGCAAAGGGAGCTTTTGGCAAAGCAGCAGGCCGCTGTAGGTAAGGCAAAGACAGCAAGGCAGACGGCTGACCAGTATCGTAAATTCAAGACAGCCCAGTTAAAACAAAAAGCTGACGATGACCTGCTTGATGTCCAAAGGGAGTTAAACGCTATCCAGCAGCAGCGGGAAACTCTTAAGACCAAAATCGCGGGGCAGAAAAAACTATACAAAGCCGACAAGGCTGAGAAGGTGCAGTCGCTTAAAGTCGAAGAGGCGAAGCTTGCCGAGGCTGAGCGCCAGTTGAAAGAAGAGATTAAACGGCGCCAGTACGAAATTAAGGCCCGCAAGTATGCCGACGACGATGCTCTAGATAAGGCCGAGCTTGAATTGCTGATGAAGGAATCTGCAGCAAGACAGGCGCTGGACAGCCTAGGCTCAGGCATGGATGGGGTGGGGGCTTCTGTGCTTGCAGGCGCCGCAGGGGCAATCCCGTTTGGAGCTACCGGCGCGTTGCTGGGGGCTACGGTCGCGGCCATGACCCGGCCCGCCACGTTTGGTCGCGGCACAGTGCTGCTGTGGGATATTGCCAACGCCACGGAAGAGGCAATTAAGAGAGGCGCTGATAACATTGTGAACTCCCTGTTTGCCAAGACACGGCCTCAGGTAAAGCCGCGAGCTGCTCGGCTACCTACGTTTCTTGGATTTCTGTCCGGATTGGCGGATACAGATGTGGACTCGATTGATGACGAGGAGTTCGACAAGGCCAGCAGAAGGCTAACTCACTTGGCCCAAAATCAGCAACTGCAGACAAAAATCCTAGAAGATTCAACCAAGGATCTGGCTGAGACGCCCGAGCTCCGGGCCGAAGTTCAAAGGCAAGCTAGCAACATTATCCAGGTTGTTAATCGCTACAACCCTAAGCAGCCAGGGACTACGACGCCCCTGCTCCGCCGTCGCCCCTATCAGCCACCACGCTCCGAGAAAGCTAAGCTAGCCAGCGTCATTGATGTGGTTGAAGACTTTGTTGGTACCATGGTGGAAGGGGTGATCGACAACACCCTGACTCAAGACCAGGTGGATGTGTCACGCTTATGTTTTCCTGAAGCACACGCATCCCTGGCAGCCAAGGTGGCTGAGCAGATAGCCGAAGTCGAATTTATCCCTGAAGCAAAGATAGGGGTGCTTCGTAAGCTTGTTGGTTCATCTATCGACCTGAAATCAAGCGGGTCTTTTTTAAGTGTCACCCAGGGGGCTCACGCGGTTCCGCAAAACGAAGTTGCTCGAGGTGGTAATTTTAATCAATTGAAGAACCAATCAAATCGAGCGATACTACCATTACAGGGACCGCTACAAAGCGGAGCGGGCCCAGCTTTTCTTACTTGAGATGAAGATATGTCTCGGCCCTGTGCCCATAGGAGAGAACAATGCGAATTATTAAGTACCGAGATACCGTGCCCAATGCGACATTCAGCGAAACCACTGCGCTGGACCTAAAGGTTGAGAGGCATCAGTCAATTACCATTGTCGCCCTGACAGCTTCGACCAACGTAAAGATGGTGGTGCGCTACGTTTTTACAGACAGTGATGGCACTGAGACGACTGCAGACATCCAGACCACGAACCTGGCTCAGAATGTCTTAAGCGTGTTGAACTTTGATTTTAAGCTTGGGCATATTCGAATTGTTACTGATGACGTAACTGGCACACCTTCGGGCGGCGCCATTCGAATTGACGCAACCGTCGCACAGTGAGGTAAGTTATGTCAGACGCTAACATTCTTATTTTTGGTAATGCGCTTGGCGGGGGCACTATTGCTATTCCCGACGACAACACCACTGCGCTTGAAATTGATTCACTTGATGCCGAGAAATACATCACCCTCGACACAACCGACGACGCTAGCAAGATCGTCCTGCTCGGCACTCACACCGAAGCTGACAACCAGTCATCGGGCCTCGTTGGGATTCGAGAGGCTACGCCAAAGGCACCGCTGCATGTTGTCGGTACAGGTGGCTC